CGCAGCTTCATTCGCGCTGCGCTCAACAGCGCCCGCAACGTCCACCCGCAGGACAACAGCCCGCAGGCAGCCGCCGCGCGCCGCATCCAAGGCTTCCACGAACTGGATGGCCTGGAGTTCCTTGCCCGCGTCGACATCGAGAAGGATGGCAAGGGCCAAGACCGTAACGTGGTCAAGGTCGCGGTCGAACCGGATCACCCCGACTACGCCAAGTTGATGGGCGTGCCGCCCAAGACGTCGGGCGGCGGCACCTCCGGCACTCCGGCGCAGGCGGCCCCCGCGTACCAAGCACCGGCTCCGCAGCGCGCACCCGTGACGGGCAAACCGTCGTGGGCGCAATAAGGGAGGTCGCCATGAACGCATCCATGCTCACTGCCAGCCACTACGGCGTCGTGCATTTCGGCGATCTCGACTGCGAGGCGGTCGTGCTCACCACCGGCGAGCGCGGCTACGTCCGCAAGGAACTGGCCATCTGCTCGGTTTTCACGAATCGCACAAGGGTGGCCGTTTCGTCCGTTTTCTGGCCGAAATCGCCCCTAACTCATTGTCACTGCTGGAGAAATCTTCCGGGCCGATTTTGCTGCCATCGGGACGCCAGACCCAGTTTTTCCCTGCAGGCATCATCGCGGACGTGGCCACCTCCGTGGTGGACGCAGCCATTGCAGGCACGCTGCACCGCGCACGCCAGGGCATCGTTCCCAACTGCATGAAGATCATGCGGGCGCTGGCCACCACTGGCGAGGTCGCGCTGATCGATGAGGCCACCGGCTATCAGCACCATCGCGCACCGGATGCGCTGCAGGAGCTGATCTCCAAGTTGCTGCGCCAGTCCTGCGCATCGTGGGAGCGCCGCTTCCACCCTGACTACTACCGCGCGATCTATCGCCTGTTTGGCTGGAAGTACCAGGGTCACGAACAGAACCCGCCGCACGTCGTCGGCCAGATCACGCTGCGTTGGGTCTACGGGCCTGTGTTGCCGGAGGACTTGCTGGGCGAGATCCGCAATCGCAAGGGCATCTCGCAGAAGCACCACCAGTGGCTGTCCGATCAGGGGCTCGCGCATCTGGAATCGCAGATTCACGCGGTCACGGCGATTGCGCGCAGCTCAATGAGCTATCCCGATTTCAAGCGCCGCTGCGAGGCCGCCTTTGCTGGCGCTGCCCTGCAGTTGGGCCTGCTGCTCGATGAACTCGAGGAGGGGACGTGAAATGCTGGGTCTGCAAACGACAGGCCCGGGGCTACGGCCACACCGACAACCGCCACGGTGTGGGCGATCCCCGGCGCTACCCCATCGACTGGGTGTTCTGCTCGCGTCGCTGCCAGGACGCATTTCACGGGCTGTACGGCAACTGGCAGCGGGCCAAGGAAGGTCGCATCGACAAGACGGAGGTCGCCATGATTGATCCGTCTGATGTCGAACTGGCCGCAATGCGTCATTGCCTCAAGGCCTTCGGCGAAGCAGCGGGCGAGATCGGGTTCACCAAGCCGCTGGGCGATTACTCCGAAGCCGAGGCCCTGCGGGTAATCGACGCCATCGTCACTTGCTGGTCGGACGCAATGGTCGCGCACCACGAGTCCAGCAAGTTTCCGCCCGTGCGGGGCTTGACGCCCACGCCCGATCCGCTGGCACCCGATGCTGCCAATCCTTTCGCGGATCTGGAGGACGACCTGCCCTGGGAAGAACCGAAGGGGAAGAAGCCATGATGGACTTCAATTCCTCATCGAGCATCGCGGGCCAGGTTACCGCCCTGGTCGACGCCGGGTTGCAGCAGGCCCGCGCCCGCCAGTCAGAGCGCCAGTACCTCGGGGCCTCGCGCCTCGGGGTGGCCTGCGAACGCGCTCTGCAGTTCGAGTACGCCAAAGCACCTATCGACCACGGTCGGGATATCCCGGGCCGGATGCTGCGCATCTTCGAGCGTGGCCATGTCATGGAGGACTGCATGGTCGCGTGGCTGCGGGACGCAGGTTTTGACCTGCGCACCCGCAAGGCCGATGGCGAGCAATTCGGCTTCTCGGTAGCTGACGGTCGCCTGCAAGGCCACGTCGATGGCGTCGTCGTAGCGGGCCCTGATGGCTTCGCTTACCCCGCGCTCTGGGAGTGCAAGTGCCTGGGCAACAAGTCCTGGAACGACCTGGAGAAAAAGGGCTTGGCCGTC